TTGCAGCGTCCTAAGCCTCAGACGTGGCAAAAGGACAGCACCCTTTATCACCCTCACATGCGAGTCCCATACAAATTGAGAGCTTTTGTTTTGCAAGAAGAGCAGCAAATTGACGCTAAGTTTTTGGCAAAAAATGACTATATAGATGTAACGGATTTGGATATAAGCAGCCGAAGCGGTTTATCTTAACCTGTTAATCCGCTTTTGGCTGCTTTTTTTGTTTAGGACAATTTAGTATGATTCAGGTTACGATAACAAAACTTTTCCCTGCAAAGATGTTAAGCTCTTTGAAAAAAGAAAAAAAACAAAATAGTGTGGCTTTGAGTCGATGGCGTACACGTCTAGGACACGTATGCCGTCAAATGACAGGAAGTGCAGGCACTATAGTACAAAAACGTCCCGCGCTGTCTGGCCGCTTGACAACGGGCACTCTGGTTACTGAGGATTACCCGGACTAACCATCCTACTGCATTGCTTAACAAGATACTGTGATTAAGAGTCAATGGCCAAAACCCTTAACCAGAGTATAAAAGCGGCGGTCTAAGCAAATGAAAAGTAGACAAAGACAACTATGGTTTCAAAGATTGACTCCTGCAGAGAAGTCGGCTTGGTTTGAGAAAAAGAGGGCGGAAAAACGAGCGAGATTAGCAAAAACAGGTTTTGCCAGTAATTGTACTGTATTTCCGAGAGTAGACGATTCCAACCGTACAGACTGGCAAGATAAGGTATTGAGGAAAAACCCGTGGTTAGACGCCAAAGTATTTGCAACATAACAGAATGAGTATAACACACCAACAACCGAGGAAAGCTCGACAGTTGGATTTGAGAGGACTATAAGTCGGGTGCTCGGATTTAAATGCGTTAGAATCGATTCTGGGGCTTCGGAAACTAGGGGAAAACCCCTAAAAATGGGCAAAACAGAGATAATTAGGTTGCAAACTAAGGAGTTTTGCGTCATGAACCCATATTCTGCTTTTGCTTTGATCTGGGCTGCATTCTGTTTGGGCTTGTCGCTTGGAATTACGCGATGGATAAAATAGCTGAAAACAAGACATTTAACGATTATTATCACGCCATGCGATTTATAGCCGGCAAGTTTCGTAAAAAACATCCTGAATACGAGGTAGACGAGCTTGTGAATGAGATATGGCTGAGCTATCAGTATCGTCACATGCCTAACTATAACTGTATCTGGCAAGCTTGCAAATGGGCCTTACGAGCTTACCACAGACAGCAGACTCACGGTGATCGGCGTAAATGGCACGTGTATTTTCACCAAGTGCCTGAGGATATTAGAGACGATTGCTCGGACTTACTGGCGCGAGATGATCCAGAGATGGAGGCTGTGGACGTAGTAGATATGCTCGAGCACCTACCAAGTGCAGATCAAGAGATAATTAGCGCCCGCTTGCAAGGATATACGGATACTGAGATAGGCGATAAGCTTGGCAGGACTAAACAATCTATATCGTGGCGCAGAGGCAGATTGAGGCAAAATGTGGCATAAATGAGTACAACAGCACAAAAACACAGGGATATTGCCAGAGCCTATGAGAAGTGGCTCAATATCCATGAGTCTATAGCATCCAGAAACAGTCCAGACCCACTAATAGCTACAAAACTATTCGACGCCTTTTGTGCTGGTTATGAGGCAAGGAGCAAAGAAAATGACAGAAAATAAGCCAGAAAATAAGCCAAAGCGTAAAGTCGGTGGAGCGAGAGAAGGAGCTGGCAGACCTAAACGCGAAGTATCTGAAGAGGACATGATTAAAGTAGAGCAGTACGCCCTGGAGAACTGCCAAAATGCTACCATCGAAGGGCTGATGGGGTGGCCGAATGATTTTATAAATAAGAGACCTGATATTTCGAAGCGTGTCAAGGAAAAAAGGCAAGAGCACAAGCGTTTGATACGCGAAAGCCAGTTTCATCAGCGTAAAAACCCTGTTATGGCGATATTCTTAGGGAAAAACGTGCTCGGCCAGACAGACAAGCAGGAGCTAACCGGCAAGGACGGTCAGCCACTGGCTCCTCTCCACATCACAGTACTACCACCCTCGGATTCAGCACCAAATACCACAAATGTACTGAATACAGGAGATAAGCAGTGATATGTCAAGGATATACCCTTGTTTTTGAGCTAATAATGAGGGTAGTTATTAGCATTGCTTATGCGTTGAGACGTTGTATTCTCTCGAAGGATTCGAGCCAATCGCCGCTTTCCTTGAGAAGGGCCTACCCCGAAGGGGAAATGGCGGAAAAAAGTATGTGTATCATCATCCCCGTTATCTATATCCACAAAAAAGGGTTAATATAGGTAATGCCGTTAATAGCCACCCAACCTGCCATTTGGAAACCTGAGTTAAGCAGGAAGCAGAGTGATGCGTGGTGGGCGTTACAATCGGACGTTGTGGAGGAGGTATTATATGGTGGTGCAAAGGGTGGTGGCAAGAGTTGGTTTGGTTGTCACTGGATGTATTTTGAATGTTACGAGATTGCTCGCAGGTACGTACCGGAATCTCGCAGGCATCCGATACCTGTAGCATTTATGGGTCGTAAGGTAGCGAAGCGTTTTAAGGAGACGACGTTAGATACTTGGAAGCGTTTCATACCGGCTGACAGGTATAGTATTAAGGGTGATCCGGCTGAGATAACTATAGCGGACAGGGTTTTAATAAGGACGGGGGGATTAGATGACAGGGATGATGTTGAGAAGTTCAATTCAGCCGAATTTGCGCGGATATTCATAGATCAGGCTGAGGAGACTATGAAGGACGACATTTCTGTAATGCGGGCGTCTTTACGTTTGACTATAGGCGGTCGTCGTGTTCCGCCGAAGGTTTTGTGGACTGCGAATCCCCGTCAATGTTGGTTGAAGGAAGATTTCATAGATAATCCGACGCCTGAGCGGGTATTTATTAAGGCTTTACCCACTGACAACACGAAGATGGATGGTTTGGACGCTTATTTGAAGAAGCTGAATGATGCTTTCAAGCACCGTCCTGAGTTGTTAGCGGCGTACTTAGAGGGCAAATGGGATGCTTTTGAGGGTGGGGATCAGTTGATATTAAATCGTTGGATTGACGACGCTTACAACAATGAGACATACATTGCGGACACGGGCAAGCTGATTTCCTGCGATCCATCGCGGTTTGGCGATGACGAGACGCCTATTTTCTTAATGGAAGGCACTGATATTGCGGACAAATTGATTTTAGGCAAGGCATCTACGGTAGTTGTTGCTGATGCTATAGTCGATATGAGCCGTCGGAATGGCCATTGTCCGGCCGTTATTGATTCGATTGGCATTGGAGCCGGGGTCGTGGATTCATGCCGCGAGAAGGGTGTTTCTGTAATAGAGTTCAACTCGGCGGCGGCTTCGCAAGAGAAGGAAAAGTACTATAATTTACGTGCTGAGGCTTGGTTTAAGGCTTCTAAAGACTTTTCGGAGCACAAAATACGCCTAACTCTGCCAAATACAACTTTGAGGAAGCAGTTGGTAATACCGACCTATTCGTTCAGGAATGGAAGGATTTTGGTAGAGGACAAAAAGGATATTAAGAAACGGCTTGGCGGCAGCAGTCCTGATTGGGCTGATTGTTATATCATGGGTTTATGGGCGAGGAGCGAGGCTATGGGCCGAACGGGCCTTACGGTACAGCAGTGGAGAGAGTTAAAGAAGCATTATGGCTACTGAGCATGACAGAAAATCGGATTTTGACGCGGCATATCAGCAGGCGGCTTCGCATTGGAGCGGCTGGCAGGCGGTGGCGCGGAGCGATTTAAGAGTTTACGCCGGCGATCCGTGGAATGGCGAGGACAGGAGGATTGCAAAGGCCCGGAACAGGGAATTACTGTCGTTTCCGCAACTCAGAAGGGTAGTAAAGTGGCTTGCCGGTTATGAAAGAGACCACAGATTGAGTATTACCTACGATCCGATGGAGGGCGGGGACTTAGAAACAGCCTCTCAGTTGAATATGGTCGCTTTATGGGCCTTGCAGCTCTGTAACGGCTATAATGTGGTTTCAGACGCCTTTGAAGGGGCGTTAAAAACGGGTATTAACCTCGTAAACGTTTATAATGACCGGAATATCAACACCCGATTTGAAAGATTCATGTACCATCAGTTCCTTTTGGATCCTACTTTCACCAGGGTAGACTTACAGGACTGTCACTACGGCATTTTAAGAAAGTACGTCGATGCGGCGGCGGCGAAAATGCTCTTACCGGGTAAGGAGAGCTTCATAGACAGCCTCACAGGCGGTCAGGATGAGAAGTTCACGAATTATCCGCGCCCGGCGATGTATGGTGAGAAATTACTTGCCTACGACGAGTTCCAAAAGAAGGTAACTCGTAAAAGATACGTTCTGACCATTGTGCCGACACAGGATGAGCTTGTTTTTGATACCAAAAAGCAGGTTGAAATGACTTTGCGGCGCATGCTCGAAGCGGGGATAAATCCCAATATATTGACCGTAAGGCAAAGGTGGGACCCTACTGTCGAGGTTGATGTATTTCTCAATGGTAATGAGGTTTCTCACGCGATAGACCCCTTTGGTCTGGACGATTTTTCTTTCGCCCCGATAGTAGCGTATTTCGACCCCGATTGCGAGCGGAGCGAACAGGCTTTACAGAGCGTGATTAGGCAGTTGATAGACGCCCAGAAGGCTGCTGATAAGAAGATGATGTCTATGATTGCCTGGATAGAGCAGCAGGCCGGGGCGGGTCTGGATTACGAGCAGGGGGCATTGGTTGACGATAATGATGCTTACGTTACCGGCAGCGGCAAGCCGAGATTGTTTAATAAAGGCGCTTTGGAAAACAACCGCGCTCGGGACAGGGTTGTTCCGGATATTCCGCAGGGAGTTTTTCAGTTGTGGAATGAATTGGGCGAGGACATTCTTAAAAGAGCCGGCTACAACCCCGACATGATGGGCTATCCGCAGGGCCAGGGCAACGTCCGGGTCTCCGGCGGACTGGCAAAATTAAGAATGGGCGCCGGTCTTGTGGGTTTTCGGGACTTGTTCGACAACCGTTCGGTCTCGGTAAAGCGCCTTGGTGTTACGTTACAAAAGCTGATTCAGCAATATCCGGGCTTCAAGATTCAGAGGATAACCAATAAACCGGCTTCGGACCAGTTTTACAACCGCCAATTCGGCAAATATGACGTTGCAGTAGCCGAGGGTATGCTTTCAGATACTCAAAGGGCATTGGCCTACGCCGAGATGTTTGCTATGAAGGAATTGGGCCATAACATGCAGGACCCCGTGCCTATTACGTGGAAGCGGCTTATTGAAGTATCTCCTATCCAGCAGCCGGTGGAACTGTTAAGAGAGGTAGAACAGCAGGAACAGGCCCAATTGGCCGCCCGGCAGCGGCAGGAAAAGCTCAATGAAGCGTTACAACAACTGGCTATTGCCCAGGCCCAGAGCGAAATAGCCCAGAATCAGCAGTTGGCCGAGCAGCAGCGGACGGCGGCTTTGGAGAACCAGACCGAGGCGGCGTTCGACAGGGTAAAGACCGCTGCGGAAATCAACGACTTGCAGAATAAGGGCGGTCTGGAGCTGTTAAGAATGGCGGTAGACCTCGAAAAAGCGAAAATAGGAGCGAAGAAGAGTGCGTAGGCGTGAGTTTGTAAAGTTGATGATAGCGTCAATCGTCGCCCCGCAGGCTATAACCAGGGGTCTGGGCACGCACGATAAAGCGCCTCAGGTGTATGGCGACTTCTACTGCTGGACAGATAATCCGTCGGATGCCGAAATCCGAAGGGTGGTGCGGAAGCATTTTGTCCCTGAGATTAAGCAGTTGCCGTTGAGATATCCGTTCAAGATGTCGAATTGCGCCTTCATAATGACCGAGCCGAATATAGTAAGCCGATCCTGGACGGTTGGCTGGAAATATAAGGACAAACCATGATAACCCACGGTGACTTACAAACATGGTGTACTGAGAATCTTCACAGGAACCTGGAGAAGATCATCAACGCCAAAAGCGGCAGGAAGACTCCGTATTATATTCTTGTTGTTTTCAAGAAAGGATATAATGGCCCTTCGTGTAAAGTTACTGAAACAAAAGAAATGGACTTCAGCCATAAAATAATGATTCATACGCGCATGATTATCACCGACCGACCGCCCGTTATTAGATTGGTGGGTACGGCCCTGTGGCGCGTGGATAATAAAACCGGCGATGTGAGATGTATGTATATCCTTCCGCCGGACAAGCCGGTAATAGGAACGTCGTTCGAGGACGAAAAGGCCAAAGACAGTACGTTAGTTCAAAAGTCAATGCAGGGCATGCCGCTGGTGTATAACAGGTGAGACAGCTAAGATTCATAATACGTTTTTTCTTCGGAGGCCGCTATCAGGGCAGCAAACAGAGTGCGTGGTCGCTGAACCCAAAACTCCGGTTTGCCGGGACGGCCCCGTGTGTCAAGCCCGGACTCATCGACTGTATAAAAACGTGGAAGCGGCACAGGCATGACAGCTATGGATACCGGCGCGGCTGGCAGTATATTCCTTATTCGGTGTGGAGATATTTGTTTTGACATCAGAACAGGAAAAAGTAATTAAGAGAGCCAGGGATATGCTCAGGCGGGCGTTTCCCAAGCTTGTAGGCTATATAAGGTTTGACATGGGCAATAACGCCGATACAGTTATATGTAATGTCAGACTGAAGGTGGAAAAATGAGTAAGCAAGTATTCTATACGGGTTCGGACCCGCCGATGGTTGTTGTAAAAGACGGGCAGTTTAACGACGTACACAAGAAGGTTTTGAGTGCGCACGAGATAGATCGAATGAAATGCAACCCAAAGCAGCAAGTGTTTTTCAGGAGATGGAGCGATAAGGTGAAAAAATGAAATCGTACTTAATAGCAAGTTTAGGCATTGTTCTGATTGTACTATTTAGTGCGCTTGCGATACCGGGCTTGTTTGTTCCGAAACGCCACGTCAGCGATATGTTGGGTTGTGATACGAGTCTGCCGTACTCGCGATTATTGCGAGCGAACGGCGTTCCGGAGAACAGGATAGACGATTGTATGGCGTGGGCTTTCGGCACGGATTGGCGACCGGCAAGATTAGATACCTTAGCAGACAGATGGCGAGGCTTGCATCCCGACCTGCCTGTTATTTACGATAGTATGCGTGTTGATGAAGCATACAAAATTGTTGCGAGTGAATGGCTGAATGAAACGCCGTGACTTTCTAAAACTTGTTGGAATAGGCGCTATAACGCCTTTGGCGTTTAACCGACTTAAAGCAGATGATCCTTTGTGGTCTTGTTGGCATTACCGTGTTCCAAGACGGCCAGACAATAGGCATTATGTGGGCGAAACTATCATAAAGCCTGTCTGCAATATTCCCGGCAAAACGCATGTTGAGTATGTATGCACTATGGTAAGTGACACTGAAGTAGAGTTTAGATCGGCACTTAAATGAAACGCCGTGACTTTCCGGCGTAGTAAAGACAACTGAAATTTTTAGTTGAGGTAACTTACACACAGCCTCGACACGCTCATTACGAGCAGTGTCGGGGCTTTTTTTATTTGGAGAAACAAAATGGCAGACGAAGCAACCGACGTAAACGATGAGCAGGCCGTCGATGCTCAGGCCGCTGAGGCCACAGATCAGCAGGGCGCTGGCACTAAAGACCAGCAAGGCGTTAAAGACGCTCAGGCCGCCTCTGAGCAGGGCGTAACGGATCAGGTCGCCTCTGACGAACACGCAGTACCATACACCCGGTTTACTGAGGTAAACGAGGCCAAGAAAAAAGCTGAAGAGGAGGCCGCCACGCTTCGGGCGCAACTACAATTGCTTTCTCAGCAGCAGCAAGTTCCTCAGCAGAGTAAGAGCTTGTACGACCAGACGGTAGAGAGGCTCGGTCTTCAGGATGAAACATATCTGAATAAAGACCAGCAGGGCCAGGTCTTCAATGCGATGTTCGAGGTAATCTCGGCGTCGCAAACGGAGACTCAGTTTATGGCATCTCACCCGGATTATCCGCAAGTGGTCGGCAGCTACAATCAGGCCGGGCAGTTCGTGCCCGCACCACCGTTGTTGCGGGCGTTAGAAAAAGATCCAACTTTAGGCCCTCAGCTTGGAGCGATCCCCGAAATGCAGCGCAAGGCGTTTGCTTACAGACTTGCAGTAAACGACCCGGAATATCAGGCGTCACTCAAGACCAAAGACAATCCCGCACTGAGACAGGCGGCGGATGCAAAGACAGTAGCCGAAGCCGCCAAAAAGCAGGCGTCTATAAGCGCCGCCGGAAGCGGGCAGGGAACGCTGGACAAAAAAGCAGTCGTTCAGAACATGACCGACGAGCAGTTCGACGCGCACATCAAGGCGATCATAGCGAGGGCCGGATAGGAAAGGACATTCAATGGCAGACAATATAACGACTACAAATGAGGTCGATCCTGCCGTAGGCGTAGTGTACGAGCGTACTCTCCTGCAACCGGCATACCCTCAATACGTCCATAACCAGTTTGCAAAAAGGTTTTCAATTGGAAGTAAGAGGGGCAATACCATTAAGATGCGCCGGTACTCCCGGTACTCGGCGGCTACGACTCCGCTGACCGAAGGTATTACGCCCAACGGGCACAAGCAGTCAAAGGTCGATCTTCTGGCTGAAGTCAGCCAATACGGCGATTTCGCCACTCTTACGGACGTTGTTGATCTGACGGTCGAGGACCCGAACATTTTGATCGAGGTCCAGCGCCAGGCCGATCAGATGCGCAACACCGAAGACCAGCTTACCAGAGACGTTCTGGCGACGAGCGCTTCGAGCACTACCTGCTCGAACGGCGAAGGGACGGCAACTCTCTTGAACCGGACCGACATTCGTTCGGTAAGGCGGACTCTCAGGAGCAACAACGCCAAGTTTATGACGCGGCTCATTAAGGCCGGGACCGGGCAGGCGACATCGCCTATCCCCCCGTCGTATTGGGCAATTGCGGACACCGATCTCGAAGACGACCTTCAGGGTTGTGCCGGGTGGAAGTCCGCAGCCAATTACTCGGCGCAAATGGGCGTTGACGAAAACGAGTGGGGCTACTGCGAGAACATTCGATTCCTGACCACTACTCAGGGATACGTCTCTTCGACTGTGTATTCCATTCCCGTTATCGCTCAGGATGCCTACGGAGTAATCAAGCTCGACGGAGGTAACGCATCGAGCATCGTGAAGGCGTTCGGTTCCGCTGGAACATCCGACCCCTTGAACCAGAGAGCAACTGTGGGATGGAAGATGTGGCAGGTTGCCAGAATTTTGAACGACCTGTTCATCCACGTTCTCAAGTGCACGAACGGCTAATAAGAAAGGATAACCAATGCAAAAAGTAAGTGGACATTTTATAGCAGACGGCTCTGCCGTCAACGTGGAATGCGGCTTTGTTCCCGATAAGGTCTATTTGCTGCACGGCCTTGAGGAAACCAACCCAGTTGAGCACTTGTTCATTCGGGAGCTGGCTAATACCGCAAATGCCAATGGCCAGTACGGTCTTCAGGACAGCGGCGGGACGAAAACCAAGCTGTCTTCGGCGGCGGCGGGTTTCGCCACCTATGACACTAAAGTTCTCAAGGCGATGATACCCGCTCCCAACGGGGAAGGCGAGACGGCGGCTACTATTGTCGAGTATGCCGACGCCTCGTCGCCAACCGCGAGAACAACTTCGGCTGTCGGTACGGTTTGCAGACCGAGCACCCGGAACGGATACATTTATGAGTGTACCAGTTCCAGCGGTGCTGTTGATACCGAGCCGACGTGGGGCACTGTTGTTGGAGAGACTACCACCGACGGCCAGAGCAACGTCTGGATATGCCGCAACGAGAAGCTCAAGGTTGTCGGGTGCAAGGGCTTTACGCTCGGCGCTACTTTGTCAACGGATACCGATGAATGGTATTACGAGGCCGAGAAGCACGACAGCATAGCGCCCGAAAGAGATGCAGCGTCCTACGACCCGGTAGGCAAACACCCTAACAGTTAATGGAGAAAACAATGGAAGCAAGTACAGCAACACCAATGAAAGCCGACTTCGCGTCGGGCGTGACGGTAGCGGAAGAACTCAAGAATATGTCCAGAGAGCAGATGATCGTCTACGCGAGGGACAAGATGGATCTGACCGTCGATTCTTCTCTCGATCCGGAAACGATCAGAAACGAATTGCTCAGGATATATCGGTCTCGCATGGACGATGCCAGAGAGCTTAACGCCGAATCTCTGCGCATTACGATGGCTTTGGATGCGAAACGAAAGAAAGCCTCAGAGAGCTTTACGGACGGACGGAAAAAGAAGCCTTTTGAGTACAGGCCGAACCCGCCTATTCAGGTGAAGTTCTATTTCATGCAGCATCCGGGCGTAGACTTGGAGTTCGCCAACGCCGCGCCCTACGGGATTAAGGGCGAGGTGAATAAGTACGGTTTTGAAACGCATCCGCAATACCACCTGTTTCACGGTGAGCTGTACGTGCTTCCATTACTCCTCGTTGAAGAGTTGAGGAACAAAACCTACGTAGCACACAAACCAATAATCGACCCTGCAACCGGGCTGCAAAACGGGGCTACTCCGATTATCAAGCCGAGATTCGTATTCGAGCAGATTATCAGCCCGGAGGAGTCTATATTGCTCGCCGAGCACAGGGCCGGTAAATTAAAGGAATCAACCAATGAAGCGAAAGAGATATGAGGAGCCAGACCTCGATACGCATCTGGAAGTCACTGAAGCTATAAATCGCATCGAAGGATGGTGCGAGGCGCTTCAGAGTGAAGTGGAAGTTTTAAACAGCAGACTTACCAAGAAAAAGAGTGTCAGGAAAAAGGGTTTTGCGATGAAACGAACTCTCATGTCAATAGCGGCAATTTTGATTGTCGTCGGTATGCTGTTTGCTGTTGCAAACGCGGATTATGTCCAAAGTGATATCAACTTTGAAATCGCAAGTAATCCCGAACTGCTTTCGGAGTACCTCAGGGATACGATAGGGGTCAATACGGTTTTCAGGCTGACTCCGACATCGGAACCGTCTACGGGCATTCTCGAAGGCCAAATGTACTACGATGACACTGCTAATGCCATTTACGTGAGTACCGACGGCTCGACATGGACGGCACTGGCTTCTGCATCGGGCAATTCGTTAGACGGCGCATACAATGCCGGTAGCGGTATAACGGTAGACGGCGACCCGGTGACTCTTACAGTGGGAGCGAGCGACAATAATGCAGCCTTGCAGATAACACACGGCGAGACCACGAACAATAATGATGCGATTATTATTGACAATTCGGGGTCCGGCAACGGCATTTACATCGACCAGGGCGAGGCGGATACACAGGGTATGACCCTTGAGCCTTACACAAGCTCGACCGTCGCCGCGCTTGAAATTGACGGCGATGCTCACGGATGGATTGGCGCAGACGATGTTGGTATGCTTCATATACGCAACGATGTCGCTAATACTCATGCCGGGGCAACGATGTTGTTAGTAGACGGCAGCGGGCAGCCTAAAGCGGCGTCCGAGGGCTTTCTTGCGAGGTTTGTTGATACCGGGACCGCCCGAACGGACGCCTATGCAGTGGAGATCGAGACCACCAATACCACTCCCGCACTCTACCTGAACAACCAGATGACTATTAGCGCGGCGGATTCGGCGGGGACGCTGTTCGATATCACAGCTATCGACACGACGGGCAACTCCGATACCATGACGATTGCTCATTCAGGTACGGGCGATGCCCTGCAAATCACATGTACGGAGGCCGATTCGGTAGCTTTGAATTTAGTTGCCGCCGCGGATCAGACAACGTCGCTGGCAAAATTCGATGCAGCTACAAGCAATTGGGACGGCGCTGATAACATCGGTATGGTTCATATTGTAGCCGATGATCCGGTAGTGAATACCGGGGCGTCTTTGTTGCAGGTGATTCAGACGGGCCAGCCAATAGCCTCTTCCGAAGGGCATCTTGCACGGTTTGTTTCATCCGGCACGGCGAGGACTACCGCTTACGCCGTCGAGATTGAAACGACGAACACCACGCCATGCCTTATGATGAACAATCAGATGAGCATTAGCGCCGCCGACAGCGCCGGTACGTTGTTCGACATTACCGCAATTGATACCACCGGCAATAGCGACACTATGACGATTGCTCATAGCGGTACGGGTGCGGCTATAAAGATTACTTCAAGCGAGGCGGATACCCAGCTTGTTGAGCTGGTATCGGCGGCCAATCAGACTACGTGGCTGCAAGTGATAGACGGTGCAACCGGCAATTGGATCGGTGCTGATAATGTCGGCATGTTGCATTTGAAGGCCGATACGGCACTGACGCATAACGGAGCAACGCAGTTGTGCGTTATCAATACGGCCCAGCCGAAAGACGGTGCTGAGGGCTTCCTTGCGAGGTTTATAGATACCGGCACGGCCCGAACAGGTGCGTGTGCGGTTGAAATTGAGACTACGAATACCACCCCGGCGCTGAAGCTCAATAACCAATTGCAGATTACCGGCGCTGACAGTACGGGTGTATTGTGTGCAATTACCGGAATAGATACTACCGGCGACACGGACTCGGTGACTATCGACCAGAGCGGAGCGGGAAATGCCCTGTATATCGACCTGAACGAGGCCGATTCTCAGGGGATAACAATTGAACCGTTTACGAATGCTACGGTTGCCGCCCTGGAAGTTGACGGCGATACCGCAGGCTGGTTGGGTGCTGATAACGTGGGCATGGTCCACCTGAAGAACGATATAGCATTGACCCATACAGGGGCTACGATGCTGCTGGTGGACAATTCAGGCCAGCCAAAGGCGGCGTCGGAAGGATTTCTGGCGAGATTTGTGGATACGGGGACGGCGAGGACGGACGCCTATGCAGTGGAAATTGAAGTTACGAACACTACACCTGCTCTGTATCTTAACGGCCAGATGACTATTTCGGCTGCCGACAGTGCCGGTACGCTGTTCGACATTACTGCAATTGACACCACTGGTAATTCCGACACTATGACGATTGCTCATTCGGGTACTGGCGATGCTATTCAACTGACCTGTACCGAGGCCGACAGTGTAGCTCTTCATGCGATTGCTGCTGCATCTCAGACGACTTCCGTTGTGAATATTGATGGAACAACGGGTTCATGGATTGGTGCGGCAACCACTGGTATGCTGCATCTTTCATCGGACGGTGCTTTGGTAGCAGACGGATCGCTGCTCAGGATATCTTCTACGGGCAACATTGCAGCGGCCAACGACGGCGCACTGATAGAGCTTGTTGAAACGGGCAACGCTCAGGCCACTTCTTATGCTATGCGGATTGCTTCGACCAACAATGAAGCCCTGCATGTGGATACGGGCAAGGTCCTGGTAGATGAGACCCTGACAGCCACGCTGGGATTGCAGGTCGGTGTCGGTGAAACGCTGACCGCTGATGACGCCGAAGGTGCGGGCCAGACGATAGATGACGATATTACCGTAGCGAACGTAACCGCCGTTACAAACGGCGCAAATGATTTTATCACTCTGCCGAACGACCCTACGGTCGGAACTGTTGTAAAGATAATGGCCAACGCCGGTTCCAACTTTGAAGTCCGAACGCTCGAATCCGGCAACGATAAGATCAATAACGTCGATACCTCCGATGGCGGTACTGAGTACCTGGTAACGAATACCGATATGGTGATCTTCACCTGTATTGTCGCTGATAACTGGCAGGCGGTTTCGTACCCACTGGCCGGTGGCGTGCGTGGTGCTGTAACACCTGATTAAGAAAGGAAAACTATGTGGAAAACTATATTGATTACAGGGGTCATCGCGACGCTCGCTTTCGCATCGCTGGCCCTGGTGGCGAAGTACGCACTTGAAGACAAAAGTGTGAGAGCTACCAAAGAACGGATTGAACAGTACAGGATTGTCGCCGAGGAGCAGAGATTGATACGGCAGATTCTTGAAGACAAGGTTGCCGTGGCCAAGATTCAGGCGTCTATTGTCCCGCGCGATCCTAATGAATGAGGTAGTTTTCCTTGGACGGGCGAGCGGTCTTCGGACCGCCCCGTCCAAGGGGGGTTTTTAATATGGCGGCAGACACGTTTACGTGGACGATGGCCGAACTGGTAGCCCGGTTTCGTGAGCATATCGGCCAGAGCACTACGTCGGATATCACCGATGCCAATGCGCACAAGTGGATCAACGACTATTATCAGCACGTTTTTCCGCTCCAGCTTGACTTAGACCTGCTGAATGACTGGTACACGCAGGAGCTTACGGCTACCGATGATGGTAAGTATCAACTTGGTCAAACTGTTCTTGAATTGGATGAGCCGGTTACTGTCAATAATTCGGAGATAGTCCTGTATATGGACAAGACGTTTTTCAGGGACTACCCGGAAGACGAGCAGTATATCACCGAACCCGGCCTGGCAGTTGGTTCTTCGGATACCAAGAAAGTCAAGCACAGCGCCTTCACCTACGATATTAACGGTTATTCGCATAGTGCTGCATCGGCGGAGACCGCGTTTTCAGGACTCAGTACGGTTCCTCAGAACAAGTACGGAGCTTTCTCATTAAAGATAGACGCCGACGGCACGGTGACTATTGCAGAGGCCGATGGTAACGCTACCGGCTACGATACGATAGGACACGCCATAGCCGGTCTTGAAGCCGCGGATTCCGATTCGTGTTACATGGGGTACGTGACGGTAATCTCTACGGATTCCGGGGGTTTTGTACCGGGAACGACGGCCCTTGACGACGGCTCGGTGACAGACACTTATACCGACGGCAAGCATCAGAACAGGGGCGATCCGCAGGCGTGCTTCATTTTCGACGAGTATCTATACGTGCGCCCGAAGGCCGACAGGATATTCCAATTAAAGGCCCCTTACGTAGTCAGGCCCGATGCGATTGACACCGGAAGCCCCCTCGACGTTGCGTGGGGTCCGCTGATTGCCCTGGGCGCGGCGATATTCTTTTTAGCTGAGGCGGATAAGGAGTCTCAATTAGTAAGCGAGCTTTCGAGATTGTTCGAGGCGAGAAAGCTCAGTCTCGACAGGAAGCAAAGAAAACAAAGACAGAAACGATATGCACAACCTTCTTTTTAGGGGTAAATCATGGCAATAACAATAAAGGATAGAAGGCGAGAGGGAGAGAAAATTGCGACCTATCAGTTTACCCAGCAATCATGGGCCGCTGCGGTTTCAGACGCTACAACCGAAGACATAGCTAACCTTAACGGGACAATCGTAGCCGTGGAGGTAATAGCTTCGGATTCGGCTAATGCCATTACTTATACGGTGGCTCTGGAAACTTCCAACGGAACATCCGTATTCTCAGTAGCGTCTATTGCGGAAAACGCAAAGACGTGGCTGGATGCGCGGTCTCATAAGGGGACGCAGGACGCCAATTTTAACCCCGTTCCGGTGAACGACACTTTAACTGCTACGTTTACACCATCAGGCGTTCCGGGTACGGGCGGTTCGACTCTTGATGTAATTCTTTATGTGGAGTGATTATGAAACGCTGGCAGATAGCTTTGATATGCTTAATAGCATGGAGCATTCCCTTATTGATGTCGGCGTGGGATAACACTTTACCCGCCGACTCTACCGAATGGAATGACGCCGCCGGATACATCAGGAACAATTGGGATGCAATAGAAGGCGTTTTGGGCGTTGACTTAGCGGATATAGACTGCGGAACGGACGGTTCGGATCGGGGGCATATAACGCTGTGGGACGGATCGGGCGGGCACGCAGCCGGGTACATCAAAATACATTCAGAAGACGGGACGGCGTATTATCTGTTTGTCGAAGATGATATGACGCTCAAGATTCATACCGGAGTTCCGTCTGCGGATACCGACGGTACGGTAGTAGGGAGCCAATCGTGAAAAAGTTCATCATATTCGGTTTACTCATAATCGTGGTGGCGTGGCTTCCTCTTTACATGGGAAGCTGGGATAACACGCTTCCTGCCGACTCTACGGCGTGGAACGACGCCGCCGGATATATTAGAGACAATTGGGATGCCATTGAAGATAACTTTGTGTGCATGGAAA